GTGCCTTTGTGATAATTGGTGTAACAATGTACTTCTTTTTATTTACAGGTATAGCTATGCTTGTTCTGTATCTATGTACTAAAGAAGCAGTTAGAATTACTTTCTACAAGTAATAACTAGGAGATGGTATGTATAGGATTGAGATTCTAAATGACGATGCCGAATGGGTTGTCGAAGATAAAAAAGTATACGAGAAGCTTGCTGAAGCTGATTACCAAGCAACACTCAACGTTATGAGCTATGGTGAAATCTGCAGGGTAACCAAAGTAGTAAATGATAACCCAATCAGTAGCTAATCGTCTACAGGAGAAGTTTGACAAGATAGATGGCCGCTGGCGTAACCGCAAGTGGCTTGTGGAGAAGAAAGTAGACCCTGAGGTGTTTGCTAAGCTCTCTGTTCCTATCCTGTTTCTCTCCATACAGCGTAAAGACACACTAGTATCTGCAGCTATCCGTATGGGTAACTCTATCCGAAAGCATTACATGCTGGAAGATAAGACAGAGTTCTCTTTGGGTGCTGGCTTAATGATACTGGAAGCCTTTATAGAAGAGGGTATAATCCGATGGTATGAGTCTAACAGCAACTCTAATAAACACTCATCGTATTACCTGAAAGTGAAAGACTGGTCAAGGTGGCGAAAGCTCAAGGACGAGATTATTGAAGATGACGAGAAGTTACCCTTTGAAGGGTGGCCAGTAAAGAGCCCTGAGTGGTCTTCTGGTTACAACATCAACGGTACACCTTTCATCCGAGATGCCCACAAAGATGCTAATGGATCTATTGGACCAGACAGCCATCCGCTGTTGTTATCTGCTGTTAATAAGCTCCAGACTACTGAGTATCGTATCAATAAAGATCTATACAAAGTATGGAAAGAGTTTAGAGCGGAGGCTACAAATAAAAACCTCAGTAAACCCAGTCCCTTCAAGTTTGTTGGTGAAAAGAACAAACAACGAGCGGTATCCTACATCATTGAAGCAGATACTATCGAGATGATGGTTGATAGACTTCTGGATGAACCTATCTACCACACATATAACTGTGACTTTCGTGGTCGTATCTATAACACCACTGTGTATCTGGAGGAGCAAGCTTCTGACCAAGCTAAAGCTCTACTTCAGTATGCCGAGCCTGCACCGTTAGGTCAGTTAGGTTTGCAGTGGCTTATGGTATACACAGCTAATATGTATGGTAACGACAAGATCCCTCTTAATGAGAGAGTGGCTTTTGTTGAGGAAAACTTTGAGAAGTTTGTAGGATACTCTGTAGACCCTAAGGGAGACAGAGGCTGGCTAGAAGCAGATAAGCCATGGTCTTTTCTAATGTGTTGTATGGAACTGCATAAGATCTCTAACTGGATTGATAACGGGTTTGATTATGAGTCATTCCCTTCAAGTATCATCTGTTATATCGACGGCAGTAACAACGGCATACAACATCTTGTTGCTATGTCACGAGACCATACTGTAGCACCCTACGTTAACCTTGTAGCTACTGAAGATGATAACGCCATTCCCGGCGATATCTATATGTATGTTGCAGAGAAGGTGTGGGAAAAGATTGATACTATGGCTAACTCTGTGTCTCAGGAAGTCAAAGATAACTATGAGAAAGTCAGGGAAGACTTTGCAGAGATATCTCAAGACATCTACCTTGCTAAAAGCAAGACTGAGAAGCTGGAGCACTACGAGAAGCTTAAAGATCTTAAAAACAGTATAGGGGATTCTAAAGACTTAGCTGCTTATGCGCCCTTGTGGTGGATACAGTTTAAAGATGACCCCAAGATCCAACGTAAGATGGTTAAGCGAAACGTTATGACTATTGGCTACGGTGCTACTAAGGGTGGCATGGGTCAACAGTCAAAAGAAGATGTACCGCATATCTTTGAAGATGCTCGCTGGATTCCCGGTGGGTGGCACTTCTGGTTCGGTGCATTGGTCTATGATACGTGTTATGAGCACTTAGATGGACCTGCAAACATGCTCAGAATCTTCCGCAGTGTAGCAGAGAGATGTAATGTAAAGGGTGAGTTTCTTAGATACAACACCCCTTACACTAACTTCCCTGTGGTACAAGCGTATAGGAAGCCTCGTACTAAACGTGCTGAGTTTAACTTTTGTGGTAAGACTATTAAACCCCAGTTTATAGTTATGGAAGAGAAAGAGCTTCATAAACAGAAGCAACTATCTTCTACTGCCCCAAACGTTACTCACTCGCTGGATGCTGCTCATCTCACAATGATAGTCTATAGCTTCCCTTTCAAGATTACCACTGTTCACGATAGCTTCGGTTGTCATGCGGGTAATATGGAAGAGTTGTTTATAGTTACCAGAGAGCAGTTCTTTGAGTTGTACCGTGAGAACCCGTTGGTGGATATCTTTACCCAAGCAGGGTGTGAGGATTTACTGCCAACTCCTAAAGACTGGAATCCAGAGGAGGTAATGCAATCAGACTTTGCATTCTGCTGATGGATGACAGTTAAGAACCCGGGGTAACACATAGTTACCCTTTATTAAATAAATTGGAGAATAGTATGTCTAACGTAATTAAAGATGTTGAATTGTTCTGGGTTAAGCTTGATCCAGAGAATCCTGTAGATCCCTTTAGCTCAGGCAAGCTTGTCTGGGAACTTCAAATGCGAACTTCTGATAAGAAGGTTGCTAACGAGTGGAAGAAGAAAGGTCTTCCTGTACGACACATTGAAGATGAGAATGTGTATGCCTGCAATGTCAAGAAGCTGGCCAAGAACTCTAAGGGTGATGCTCTGACTCCCCCTCGAGTTGTTGACGGTAAGCTGAAGGAGCTTGACCCTAAGATTGTAGGTAACGGGTCTATTGGTAACGTTCAACTGTCTCCCCGTGAGTGGGCAATGGGCGGTAAGTCAGGTGTTGTATTTGACCTGATGGCTGTTCAAGTAGTTAAGCTTGTAGAGTACTCTGGTAGTAATCTTGAGTTTGACGTAGTAGATCTTGAGCCAGAACCCGCTGCTACGGATGAGTCTGAAGCCTTTGCGGTGGAAGATGACGACTTTTGATTACAGAAGGGACTATAGCAATATAGTCCTTTTATTTTCGAAAGCGGAGATAACACAGGACAATAATAATAATAATAAGGTTTGTTATGTTAAGTTTGATAGCGAAGTTCCTGTATATAATTGGCGTAGCTGCCATAAAGCTAACCAGTATCCTACCAAGAGGTTTAATTAATTTATTCACTTATGAGAAACATTACCATTACCATGGAGGAACCTATGGGCATAAAGATGGGGAAGTACCAGAATGAGTACTATAACCTAGATGATATGGAGGGAGATTCACCTATGAGTAATCATAAAGATGGTGATGATCTGCCTGAGTACCTTACTAAGCTTGCCAGAGAGGGAAGTGGGTGGGGTATGAAAGATCATATCGAAACTGCTAAGAAAGCTGCAAGCCCTGCACACTATAAGGACATAGTGCCGGGGTATGAGTATATGGACATGATGTGTCATATACTGGGATTTGACGGTGTTGTAGCGCACCTTAAAGGTCAAATCTTTAAGTATCTAATGAGAATAGGTAAGAAAGATATACCACTACAAGAGGCACTTAAAGTGCAATGGTATTCTAACTATCTTGCCAATGTTTACGAGATGGAGGCGAATGGGTCGTTTCCACCTACCCCTGACGAATAATACTAGGAGATCAAGTATATGTCAAATTCAGAACTTAAGCTAGCTAAAATTAACGAAACAGTCTGTGTAAACCGTTACAGTAACGGTTACATGGTAGAGATAAGTGGTCGTGATGATGAGGGTGATTGGATCACTCAAAAGCTCATCTTCAATACTGCTAATGATGCTTATGCATTTGCAGCAGAAGTCCACGATAATCTGCCGCTGGAGTGCTAATTGAAGCTGGTCTGGGATCTTGAGGGGGATGGGCTATTGCCCTCCCTTTCTAACCTCTGGGTTTTAGTTGCTAGAGACATAGAAACTAACGAAGAGTTCATCTTCACTGATTATGATGATGACTACCCAGATTTTAATGAGTCTTATGACCTGTTAGCTAACGCTGATGCTATTATAGGCCATAACATAATAGGCTACGATTTGCCTGCCCTGAAGAAGATTAAAGGTTGGGACTTTGAAGGTAAGACAAGTATCGTAGATACCCTTATCATGTCAAGAGTCTTTAACTATAAGCGCTTTGGTGGTAGACACGCTCTGGCTAAATTCGGTGAGTATTTCAAGGTACCTAAACCAGAACATGAGGACTGGTCTCAGTACTCTAAAGAAATGCTTCACCGCTGTAGAGAAGACGTTAGGATTAATCACCTAGCATATGAGATGCTTGTAAAGGAAATGCGAGTTCTTTCTGAGAAGAAACCAGTCATCAAGAAGAGTCTTAGGTTTGAGCATGATACCGCTCAGTTCTGCCAAGAAGCTTTTGAACGTGGCTGGTTATTCGATAAAGACAAAGCATTAACTCTGCTCTCTGAGATGGAAGATGAAATGTCTGATATCGAAAGAAAGATTGAGCCTATGCTTAGCATGAAAATTAAACGGTTAGACAAAGAGCACAAAGAGCTTAAGTTTAACAAAAATGGGTTTTACCCAAAAACTATTTCAGACTACTTTGAGGTAACCCCAGAGTCTGCTTTAACAGACAGAATGATTGCTGGTAACTATAACCGCATTGCTGTTCTTAAACCTGAGATGGGTAGCCTTGAATACGTAAAGGAGTTCTTGTATGAGCAAGGATGGGAACCTTTGGAATATAACTACAAGAAGCTCCCTAATGGGGCGCTTGTCAAAGTATCTCCAAAGCTTTGTACAAAAAGTCTTGAAGCCCTCGGTGAAGTGGGCCGGATGGTTGATAGCTACTATACTACTCGGTCTCGCCACAGTATTCTTGTTGGGTGGCTTAATGAGCTTGACGACAACAATAGGCTCCATGGAGAATGCTTTACAATTGGTACGCCGACTGCGAGAGCGCGTCACTCGACCATCGTAAATGTCCCTTCACCTAACGCTCGTTGGGGTAAGGAGATGCGTTCTTTGTTTATTACTGAACCCGGAAGGAAGATTGTAGGTGCTGACTCTTCTGGTAATCAGATGAGAGCCTTGTGCCATTATCTGGCTAACGATGAGTTCACTAACGAAGTAATTAACGGAGATGTACATCAGCGCAATGCTGACATCCTTGGATGTGCTCGGGCTACAGCTAAGCCATTTTTGTATGCTTTTCTCTTCGGGGGAGGAGGTGGTAAACTATCTCTAATACTGAAGGGCGAGAGGGATCC